ATGCAGGAGTACAGCCTAGAAAGACAGCGCGTGAAGTAAAGGACGCCGTAGTTGATATGTCTGATGTATGGGGTTTAAAATTAGACAACAATAAACCCATGATGGATCTACTATTAGATGATTTCGGAGATGCTCTACTTGCAGTAGGAGAATGTTCTACATTTGGAGCTAAAAAATATTCAGCACACTCATGGCTACATGTCGAGAATGCAAAGCAGCGTTACAGAGCAGCAGGCTTTAGACATGAACTAAAAGGTGAAGGTATTGATTCCGAATCAGGACTAAAGCACGCAGCACACCATGCTTGGAATGCATTAGCCTATTTACAACTATTAATAAACGAAGGTAAATAATGCCTACAGTACGTGATCAAATTGAATTAGAGCAGACATTCTTAAAAAGAAGTGCAGAAAAGTATTATACCTCTCAAGACAAATTACGTACTAAGAAGCAGACAGACCAAACAGATGCAGCTAGATATGTAATGCAAGAAGGTATTATAAAAGCAGCAGAGATACTAGAATACATTGTAAATTACAAAGTACGTGGTATAGGTGCTCAGTACAACCAACTAGTTAAACTAGCAGCATCTAGAGTAGATAAAGATACAGGTGAGATATACTATGATTATAATTCTATAGTGTATCTTGCTTTAACTGTATTATTTAGATCTATGAGTACTAGAAATACTAACTTGACACATCTAAAAGCATCACTATCATCTGTATTAGAAGCAGATGCAAAGGCCCGGCTATTCGAAGCAGCTTATCCGGGATATTATTTTACTGTGATGAAGTCTATGAAAGAACAGGGTGTTACTGATTATGTACACATCCATAAAGTTGTAATGACGAAGTTCAGACATTTTGAAATGCAGTGGAAAGAATGGAACACACATCAAACAAATGCAGTAGCACAAAAGATACTTAATGCAATTCTATCAGCCATGCCTACAATATTCTTTAAGAATACAATAAGACAGGGTAGGAAAACAATCTCTACAATAGACACTACTGTAGCAGCAGATGAATGGTTTGCAGACTATGAAAAAGAACGTGGCTTGATTAATCCTAGTCTACCACCAATGATAATACCACCAATTGACTGGAGTATAGACAATGACGGACAAATTGAAGGCGGGTATCTTACACCAAGAATGTGTATATCAGTACCTTTCGTTAAGGCACGCAGTACGGAGCATCAAGAGTTCATACGGAACAACCCGCCTAAAGAACATATCAACGCAGTTAACAAGATGCAAAAGACAGCGTGGACTATTAACAAAGACGTATACGAAGTCCAAAAACAAATATTTAAGACGGGTAAGGGCGGAGTTGGCATTCCAAGTTTTCTACCTAGACCACTCTTGGAATTCCCAGAGCATCTCAAAACTATACCAGTAGAACATCTTACTGAAGAACAACAAGCAGAGATAGTGAAATGGAAAATAGCAACCAAAGAAATACACACTGCAAACCGACTGAACAAGTCGAAAGTTATCGCATACAAAATGACATACGATGGCGCAAGCGATTATTTAAATGCGGAGAATCTGTATTTCGTTTACAATATGGATTTCAGAGGCCGCGTGTACTGTGCGACATCAGGACTATCCCCACAAGGGAACGACCTTGCAAAGTCGCTACTGCAATTCGCAGATGGCGTACGAGTTGGGAGTACCGGCTTGGACTGGTTGGCAATACATGGCGCTAACACTTTTGGATATGATAAGGTAAGTAACGATGACAGAATCAAATGGGCGCATGATAACGCAGAAAAATTTATGGCAGTTGCGGAAAGCCCTCTGGACACTACACCATACTGGGGAAGTGCAGACAAACCTTGGCAATTCCTTGCATTTGTATTTGAATGGGCTAAAGCAGACTTCGGCAAAAATAGGGATTATATATCAAAGATCCCGATTGGACTTGATGGAAGTTGTAACGGTATCCAGCACTACTCGGCAATACTACGGGATAGTGTTGGGGGAGCAGGTGTTAATCTTAAGAACTCGGAAATACCAAGTGACATTTACCAAGACGTTGCAGACGAGTTGGTGCGTATCCTCAAAAATTCCTTTAGTTCAGACCCAAAGGCAAGAATATGGCTAAAATCAAACATAACAAGAAAGTTAACAAAACGCCCAGTGATGACACTGCCCTATGGTTCGACACAACAAAGTGCAAAGCAGTACATACTGGAATGGATGTCGGACTCCACGATTCCACAGCATATGCATCAGTCAATGGCGGTATTCTTGACTCCTATATTATGGAAAGCTATAGGGAATGTTGTAATAGCATCCAGAACAGCTATGTCATGGATTCAGAAACAATCATCGAGAACATTGAGAAAGCATGGAAAGCCATTACAATGGCTGAGTCCATCAGGATTTCCCGTGTACCAAGATTACTACAAGTCGAAAAGGCTTGTAATAGACTCAATGATGATGGGCGAGATAGCAGTAACATCTCATGGGACAGTATCCGATGGTCAAAGAATCCAGTCAGCCTACCAAATACCAACTGGGGAATTAGACTTGACCAGACAGCGTAGTGGTATAGCACCAAACTTTATACATAGTATAGATGCATCCCACATGATAAAAACAATAAACGCTTGTGATGATAGAATACAACACTTTGCTATGATACATGATGACTTCGGCACTCATGCCGGTAATACACAGTACTTGTGGAAAACCATAAGAGAACAATTCGTCAAAATGTATACAGAACATGCTCCGTTAGAAGACTGGTACAGACAGCAAAATATGGATGATACAGAGCAACCACAGATGGGAAATCTTGATATCGAGGAAGTACTGAACTCTACGTACTTCTTCGGTTAGAACCCTTACTATAAGACAACAAGAAAGATTACGACCAAAAGTGTCGGAATTCTTTACAATTGGACATAAAATGAGCAATAATTTACACAGTATGCAGATGAATTCTGCCCAATATGTACTGGATTGGCTAGAAAAGAATGCTGGAAACGGCAAGTACGTAGTAGGTGATCCTGTAGAATCTGTAGCATACAGACAGGGACAACTAGATCTAGTAGATGCATTCAGAACACATGTACTACATCTACGCCCTAAAAAGAAACTACCGGAGAGGAAATAATGGGATTCAATGCAAATACTGGAAACAGTATATCAGATGATGCCTTTGATGAAGAAATAGAAAAATTAGAACGGTTAGAATTACTAACAGCGCAAAAGGCAGCATTCGCAACAAAAGAAGGCCAAGGTGTTTCTAGAGAGGCAGAAATTAATTTAGGTGATGCTACTGACTTAGAAGATTTATCAGATGAGGAACGTGAAGCACGTAGTTCTGGTAGAGTCTCTACACAAGTAGGATTATTTCTATGAGAAATACAGCAATACTAGAAGCAATCAGAGCAACTACATTAAAATCAGAATGGAAAAAGATGTTTCAGGAACGCGCGTACCTACATGATCGTTTAGTAGATTACGCAGGATGGACTATTCCAAACTTATTCTTAGAGACTGGTGACGATTCTGATACAAGTCCTATGGAACAGCAGCACGATTATCAATCACTGGGCGCACAATTAGTAAATCATCTATCTAACAAAGTAGCAACCGTGTTATTTCAACCGGGCAAACCATTCTTTAGATTAAGTCTTACAGATCAGCAGATATTAGAATTAGTAGATACTGGGATGAAAGAGACAGACATTGATGAATTGTTATCTAAAGCAGAAAAAGCTGGGATGAAAGAACTAGCAAAAGCCAAGATCAGAACATCAGTATTACAAGTAATAAAGTCATTAATAGTACTAGGTAACTCATTACTATATTTCCCTGACGGAAAGTCGAATACACTAACATCACAAGTGTACTCATTAAAAGACTACGTAATAAAACGGGACATGTCCGGTGCAATGACTAAACTCATAACAAGAGATACTCATAGCATAGCATCACTACCAACAGATATACTAGAAGTAGTGCAGAAACATGACTCTCATTTAGAAAGTGACGATGAAGTAACCTTATACACAGCAATTATGCGAACAGATAGCGATACATTTATGGTATGGCAAGAAATTGAGGACATAATGCGAGTGCCTAGACAGATAGGTAAATATGCAGAACGTGACTTACCTTGGATTCCATTAACTTGGAACTTATCAAGAGGACACAGTTACGGTACGGGTCTAGTAGAAGAATATGCAGGAGACTTCCATACATATTCAAGCATGGCAGAAGCTATGGTTAACTTATCAGCATTAGCATCTGATATAAAAATATTAATAGATCCTATGGGTTCTACTGATGTAGATGCATTAAATGAATCTGAGTCAGGTACATATGTGTATGGTAATGCAGATGATATAAGTTACTTACAATTAGAAAAGCTACAAGATGCCCGGTTCATAATTGAACAAATGGAAATCTATGCTAGACGTTTAGGTGCAGGATTCTTATTTAACTCAGCAGTAACAAGAACAGCAGAACGAGTTACAGCAGAAGAGATACGAATGCAAGCAAATGAACTTGAAGGTAGTTTAGGTGGTGTGTACTCACGGTTATCCGAAGATATGCAATTACCTATTGCAAGAAAGACTATGGCTAACGTAGGCGAAGAATTCAAGAATGTAGAACCTACAATAGTAACAGGTGTAGAATCTTTATCTAGAACTTCTGAATTAGATCAGATAATGCTGTTCTTTGCAGATTTAGCACGATTAGCAGATCTACCTCCAGAAGCAGCAAAGCGCCTCAACTATCAAGGTATCATATCTAAACTAGGTGCAGCACGTCAAGTAGACTATAAAGACTTCCTAGTAGATGAAGACACAGTAAAAGCAAATGATAGAGCAGCAGCCGCACTCGAAGCAAAGACAGCATCAGCAGGCAAAGCTCCACCACAACAACAAGAACAGGTAATATAGAATGACTCCAGAGTTACAAGCACAGGCAGACGCAGCAAAAGCTAAAGCAGCGGAAGACAAGAATAAAACTACTGAGAAAAAAGCAGTAGTTGAACCAGTCAAGAAAGTAGAAGTTGACAACACACTGGATGTTAAGCCAGAAGTTAAAACTCCCGTTACTGTAAAGCCTGTAGGAAATACAAGTATTGATAGTGTTGGCAAGCTACTTGCCGATAAAGGTCTAGAGAATGCGCAATCTATAATGGATGAATTCTCTAAAGATGGTACGCTATCTATAAATACACAAGCAGCACTAGTTGATGGCTTAGGTGAATCAGTAGCAAATTTAGTTGTTAACCAATTAAATTCAGCAGCAGAAACACTAACAGCACAACGTACTGCATTAGCATCAGAAAATGCCGAATATGCCAATAAGAAATTTAATGGTAAGGATGTAGAAACTACATGGGCACAGATGAAAGAATTCGCACAATCTGAGGAGTCTGGATTGACTACCGATGATCGTAAAGCGATGAACAAATTACTAGCTAAAGGGGGCCTCCAAGCACAGCTAGTAATCGATAAAATACATAGCATCTATACAAACTTAGATACTACGTCCACTCCAGCTGATTTATTATCAGGAGATGTATACTCCACAGGCACATTCGAAGTGCTTACTAAATCAGAATACACAGCACAAATGAATAAAGTCGTAGCAGAATTCGGCTATGATTCACCACAAGCAAAAGAACTGCGTAATAAGCGTGAAGCATCACGTCAACGTGGTTTATAAAAACTTATAAGTTAATAACAGGAAATAAATATGACAATTATCGGTCAAGCAACAGCAGCAGATTTAGCACGTCCGGGCCACCGCCTTGGTAATGATACAGGTGAAGTAAACCCGTTACACCTTGAAGAGTACGGCGGTGAAGTTGATTCACGTTTCGTGAAAGCTTCAATGATGCGTAACTTCATTACTGTAAAGCCAGTACGTGGTACAGATGTAATTACTAATGATCGCATTGGTGCAACATCACTACAGAAAGTTACTCCGGGTGTACGTCCTTCTGACTCAGCACCGCAATTTGATAACATCTCAGTTAAAGTAGATACTATCATCTTAGCACGTTCAAACCAAGCCTTACTTGATGACTTCCAAGAGCATTACGATACTCGTATGGAGCTAGGTCGCGATCACGGTAAAGAAATTGGTAAGTTCTTCGATCAGGCTATCATCATCCAAGGTATCAAAGCAGCACGTGTTGTATACGGTACTGGCCCCGGTGAAACTCCAGCTCCAGAAGGTTTCCAGTCTGGTACTGTAATCACTCTTGGCGCAGCTGATGATGAATTAGATCCAGATAAGCTACAGCGTGCAATTGAAGACGCAGCTCAAGCTATCGAAGAGAAAGATGTAGACATCGAAGATGCAGCTATCTTCATGCGTCCAGCACAATACTACGCTTTATCACGTAATGATAAGCTAGTTAGCTCTGAGTACTCTAAAGCTAATGGCGATTACGCTAAGAGCCAAGTACTACGTACTGTAGATATCCCAATCTTCAAAACTAACCGTATCCCATCAGCAGCTATCACAGGTCATCACCTGTCTAACTCAGGTAACGGCAACGCATATGATGTAACAGCAGCAGAAGCTAAAGCAGTAGTATTAATCCTGCTACCTAAAGCATTACTGGCTGGTGAAACCATTCCTCTTACTTCTGACGTATACTACGTTAAGCAAGAGCTACAA